TCTGTTCCTGCTGCTGAAACCTATTCGCATTGGTCGTTGTGGGATGCGTCTACTGCTGGTAACTGTTTGTGGACTGGTGCCCTTGCCAGTACTGCAACGGTCGCCATTGGCGACACGTTCCAGATCACCGCTCTCACTCTTACATTGGACTGATTATGGCTGCTGCTGGTTATGTTGTTTCTTCTGGTACGTCCGCTATTGCGTTGGCTGCGGCGACAGCCAAGACGATTGTAAATGTTATTCCTTCGGCTGGTCGTACTGCCACGGTTACTGAACTGTCGGTGTCGTTTGATGGCGTGACTGCTTCTGCTGTTCCTGTGCTGGTGGAATTGTGTCAGTCCACTCAGGCTACTGCTGGTACTTCGACTGCTGGCACGCTCACGCAGGTGCGTGGCCGTGCCACTACGGTGGGTGCTACTGCTGGTGTGAACTATACGGTGGAGCCTACGGTGTTGACTGCTACCCGTCAATGGCTGGTGACTCCGAACGGTGGCTTGTGGACGATTCAGTTTCCACTTGGGCGTGAACCTGAAGCGGATGCCACGACCGTCAAGGGTTTAGCATTGCGTGTCACTGCTCCTGCTATCGTGAACGTGCGAGGGTATGTAGAGTTTGAGCAGGCGTAGTCGATGGCGATAAGCCGTCCTCCGCTTCTCCCGCCCCGACCATCTAGGGGTTCGGTTGTTGCAGTCCGTGGCCGTATCGGTGTGCGGCCACAGACCGCTACTGGTACGGGTGCTGGTACGCAAACCGCTGTGGGTTTCGTCACCCGTCCACGTTCCGCTACGGGTGTAGGGTCTGGCACGGCAGTCACGGTACGACTGTATACGGGATTGAGGGCTGCTACGGGTAGCGGTTCTGGTACAGCCACATCGTCTGGCACTATTCTTCACATCCTGACCCGTACGGCAAGCGGTGCAGGTTCTGGTGCTGCTACTACTTCGCGCCTTGTTGTGCGCCCGCGTGCTGCCTCTGGAGCGGGTTCTGGCGTATCTGTCGCCGCATCACTCCGTGTTGTGTCCAGAACGGCCACGGGGACGGGTTCTGGCACCGCCACATCGGCAGGTGCCAAGATTCAGATTGTGTCAGTAGTTGCTACAGGTTATGGTGCTGGCGATAGCAGTACCATTCCTGACCATTTTAAGCAGTATCTCATCTCGCTGCAGCCCAAGCAGCAGCGAGTTGTGTTCTATCCGAAGCCCGCTAAGCGGCATCATGCTCGTGTGCCGTTGCAGAAACCGAAGGTGCGCTGGTAACGGCGATAACTTAAGGCATGGAACTTTCTGAACTCCTGAATGAACGGGAGTGGCGTAGGTGCAAGGGGCCAGAAGACGCTACAATCGCAGAGCGATTGGAAGCGTTTGAATACTTTTGCAGCCACTATTGGCACATCAAGCATCCTGAGCGTGGGCGTATCAAGTTTGAGATGCGTGAAGCGCAGAGGGAAACCATTCGCGCATGGATGAGCAACCGATATAGTATCGTGCTGAAGGCACGACAGATCGGTTTCTCTACGCTAGCGTCAGCGTATGCGTTCTGGCTGGCCTATTTCTGGTCTGACAGGTTCATTGTCATGCTGTCTCGTACTGAGCGTGAGGCTATCAAGTTGCTAGCCAAGGCAAAGTATGGACAGAAGAACCTGCCTGCTTGGATGAAACTGCGTGGCCCCACTACTACGTCTGATAATCAGACGAAGATCACGTTCGACAATGAGTCGATCATTGAGTCGTTGCCGTCTGGCAATGACCCTGCTCGTGGTGAATCGGTGTATCTGGTGGTTGTGGACGAATGGGCGTTCTTGCCCAACGCTGAAGAAGCGTGGGCATCTATCGAACCTATTGCTGACGTTGGTGGACGAGTCATTGGACTGTCCACCGCTAATGGTTCTGGCGATTTCTTCCACCAAATGTGGGTGGGTGCGGAGACAGGGACGAATCATTTCAAGCCGATCTTCTGGTCGTGGGCTGCTGGCGACCGTGACGAGGCGTGGTATGAGGCGAAGCGCAAGTCGATGCCTGAATGGCAGTTGCATCAAGAGTATCCTCGCACTCCTGAAGAGGCATTTATCAAGTCGGGTAATCCTGTGTTTGATATTGATGCGTTGTTGGCGTACGAGACGGCTGCGCCGACTCGCTGTGAACTGTTAATCCATGAGCGGAAGAATGTTGATTTCCATCAGGTGCCGAATGGCGAGTTGGCGGTGTGGCAGTTCCCCGATATTCAGGGGACGTATGTGATTGGTGCTGACGTTGCCGAGGGTTTGTCGTATGGCGACTATTCGTGTGCGCATGTGATCGATGCTAACAACGGTTTGGTCGTGGCAACATGGCATGGCCATGTTGACCCCGACATGTTTGGCATCATTCTTGCTGAACTGGGCTGGAAATATAACTCATGTCTGGTTGCGGTAGAGAATAACAACCACGGGTTGACAACGGTGAAAGCGTTGCAGAAGTACGGGTACAAGAATCTGTACCGTCAGCGTAGGTTGGCGCAGAAAGACCCTACGGTTACGGAGATTCTTGGTTGGCGCACAACGGCTGCATCGAAGCCGTTGGCGATTGACGAGTTGGCTGCTGCTATCCGTGATGATGAGGTGGGGATTCTGGATGAGCGGACGATTGGCGAGTTGAAAGCCTATGTTCGCGACCCGAATGGCAAGACACACGGTTCGCCTCACGACGACCGTGTGATGGCGTTGGCTATTACTTGGCAGATGATGAAGCATGTGTGGCTTCCAGAGTACCGCAATGATGCTCCCCCGCCCCGTTTTTCGGTTGCTTGGTTTGAGAAGTATGCGGTGACACCCGACACTGCGTTTGAGCGTGTACCGTTGGGGGCGCATAACACCCGAAGGGGTGCAGAATAGTGGGGGGAACGACGACCACTAGAAGTGATGGCTCACAAGATTTGCACAACCTGTTCCACACCCTGTGAGATTCCTGATGATGCACTCAGGACTCAATGCTTTCCCTGCCATCTGAAGGGGATTCGTTTGGGTTTCACTTATGGTAAGGAAGACTTTCACGGCCCTACGGTGCGTGAACGTCAGAAGGCGCACGAGTCGGAGATGCGGGCAAAGGGTATCGACTTTGCTCATGTTGGAAAGACTTGGGTGTGAAATGCTTGACTGGCTTGCTCCTGTTCTCGTCGCCCTGATCGGTGGGCCGATCATGTGGTTCCTGCATCGCTTCGATAGACGAAATACCAGCCAGCATGGGGAGAACTTGAAGGTTCTCACGAGGATTGAAGACAAGGTGGAGCGGCTTGATGGCCGTCTTGACCAGCACATTGAGTGGCATTTCGACCAGTCTGTTAGTCAGTTGAACAAGAATGAGAGGGTTTCCTGATGAGTGAAGATGTTGTTGTGGGTACTGATTGGATTCCTGCCAAGTATCGCGCATGGGTATACCGTGTGCTGTCAGTCGTGCTGGGACTGAACACTGTGTTCGGTTTCATGTCCGACGGCATTGCTGCTAAGGTTGTTGCGGCAGCAGGCACGCTGGGCTTCAGCCTTGCTGCCGTGCATACCCCGTCGAAGGATGCCTGATGGCACGACAGTCCCAAGCGGACATGCTGGAGAAGTATCGTCAGAAGATCACGCAGTCCAAGAAATGGCGGCGTGACAACTTCTACGACGACACTTGGCGGCGCATGATTGACCTGTATCGTGGCAAGCACTACGAGTATCTTACCGATGAAGACCGTTTGCTGGTGAACACATCGTTCAGTACGATCAATGTTATTGAACCAAGCGTTGCGGTAAACAACCCTAAGATCACGGTGAATGCCCGTCGCCCCGAAGATGCGCCTCGCGCAGTTATTACCGAGGCTGTCATCAACTATTGGTGGCGACACTTTGAAGTGAAGGAAGAGTTCCGTCGCGCGGTTAAGGACTTCCTCATCACGGGTCATGGCTGGTTGAAGTGTGGCTACCGTTATGAGGAAACCGACCATTCTGTCGCTGCACCCGACCCGAACGAGGGGGAAACCCCAAAGCAAGATACAACGGAGCAGGACGCTAACGATGTTGAGCCGAACACCGTTGTGACGAGCGACCGCCCGTTCGCTGAACGGGTGTCGCCGTTTGATATCTTCGTAGACCCTGATGCTACCTCCATGCTTGATATTCAATGGATTGCACAGCGTGTACGTCGTCCATTGAAA